CGATTTGGGAAAATTGCTTCAATCCGGGCTTATTGCGGGTAAAAACCCGCGGGTGCTTGCAAGGGATATCCGCAAACGTTTTGATGTGAAGGTATCCGACGCGGAACGGCTCATGCGCACAGAACTTGCACGGGTACAAACCGATGCGCAAAACCGTTCGTTTGATAAAAACGGATTTGAAAAATATCAGTTTATCGTAAACGGTGGATGTTGCCCGATTTGCGAAGCGATAGCGGATAAAAACGATGGCGTATATCTGGTTAAGGATATGATGCCCGGAACAAACGCCCCGCCGATGCATCCAAATTGCCGGTGTGGTACGGCAGCATATGAAGATTCGGAAGAATACGAAGCGTGGCTGGATTATCTGGATGGCGGCGGCAGCACGGACGAATACAACGTACAGAAATCAAAAACTGTTTCGCATATTCCAGCCAATGAAGAAATGGCAGAAAAGCGAAAGGCTGTTTCTGAATTGCTGGCTGGTTTTGGTGCTAATGTTGATAAAGAAGGAAACGTGACGCTTTACCACGCAACCGCAAAAGAAAACGTTGCAAAAATCAAAAAACAAGGTTTCAAGCCGACAAATGCGCCGATAAACGGCGGGACTGGTGGCGAATCTATAAAAGATCGGGTTTTCTTCTCATATGATCGGGAATGGGTCGCTTCCACATGGTCGAGTGATGGCAGTTACGAAATAATGGAGGTTAAAATTCCGGCAGAGTATTTGCACCAGTTTGGGAAAAATGCGCTTGAAGTTGTTGTTGAAGGAACAATAAAAGAGAACGAAAAAGGCGTTTGGGTTCCAGGCACATTGCCAACGTCAACAGCATGGGACAGAAAAACAGTTAAACGTTGGAAGAAAAAGAAGGGATAAAGCACTTTACAGAAATGCAAGGTGCTTTTTCGTGCTCCGGTAGCGCTCTTGGCTTGTAATCAAGCGGTTGCGGGTTCAAATCCCTCCTGGCGCTCCATACAGATCAATCAGGGGGGGGATGCAATTTGATTGTAGTCAACCGCGCGAACAGCAACATAAAAATAACCGGTCACGCAGGCTATGCGGAACCGGGAAAAGACATTGTTTGTGCTGGCGTTTCTACGCTTGTGCAAAATTTGATTGCATCGCTAGATATGCTGGTGCCTGGCACGCTTGAAAGCACGGAAGTAAATCCGGGATATGTAGAAATCAAACACAGGAATCTATCAGGACATGCAAAAATGCTGGTAGATTCATTCTTTATTGGCGTGAATCTGATTGCCAACAAATACCCGGAAAACGTGAAAATCAAATATGAATAACTGCCCAAGCGTTGAAGGCGTAAAAAGCTACGGACAAACGGCAGGCGTGGAACCGTTCAAAGCTACGGAAAACAAGCAAAAGTTTTAAAAATGGAGGAAGCGCAACATGGATAAACGTTTTAACATGCAGCTTTTTGCAGATGATACAGCAACAACGGATACAAAGCCGGATGCCGCAACTGTGCAGAAGCCGGATGCAAAACCGCAAGCGCAGAAATACGAAAAGAATCCCGATGGCGCAAAGCGGTATACTGACGATGATGTAAACGCAATTATCGACAGAAAATTCGCAGAATGGCAGAAAAAGCAGCAGAAAGCGGTTGATGAAGCCAAAAAGCTTGCAGAAATGAACGCGCAGGAAAAGGCGGAATATGAACGCGACAAGCTGCAAAAGGAACTCGATAGCCTGAAAAAGCAGGCTTCACTTTCCGAAATGACAAAAACCGCAAGGAAGATGTTGGCAGATGAAGGCATCAACATTTCAGATGATCTTCTTTACATGATGGTAAATGAAAGCGCAGAAGATACCAAAAAGGCAATTGACGGATTTTCTAAGGCGTTTTCTGCTGCGGTTGAATCCGCTGTAAAGGAAAGACTGAAAGGTGAACCGCCGAAGCGCGGAAGCGGAAGCACAGCCGCGATGACAAAAGAGCAGATTCTTGCTATTAAGGACACAGACCTTAGGCAGAAAAAAATGCTTGAAAACAGACACTTATTCAATTTATAAAGGAGGATAAAACATGTATAAATTCGACATGCAGCTTTTTGCAGTTGATGCAAAAACGGTGAAAGCGGCAGACCTTGCAAAAGTCCGAGACGTGGATTTCACAGAAAGATTTGTCGCAGATATCGGCACGCTGATGAAGATGCTGGGCGTTACCCGCAAGATCGAGAAGAAAGCGGGCGAAACCTTGAAAGTATACAAGGTTACCGGTACGCTGGAATCCGGCACCGTGGCGGAAGGTGAAGTTATCCCGCTGTCTAAGTACAGCACAACTTACACGCCGATTGGTGAAGCAACCTTGAAGAAGTGGCGAAAGCAGACCACCGCAGAAGCTATTTCCAGCAAGGGCTATGGGCAGGCTGTGAATGATACCAACAACAAGATGCTGAAAGATATCCAGAAGGGAATCAGAAGCCAGTTCGTTACGTTTCTGGGCACCGGCACGGCAACAGCTACCGGCGTGGGTTTGCAGGCTGCTATGGCGCAGATTTGGGGCAAAATGCAGGTTCTGTATGAAGATACCGCCGTGCAGACTGTGTACTTCATGAACCCGCTGGATGTTGCCGACTATCTTGGAAACGCACAGATTTCCACCCAGACTGCTTTCGGCATGACGTACATTGAAAATTTCCTTGGCATGGGTTCTGCTATTCTGGCATCCGACATTCCAAAGGGCAAGATTTACGCAACCGCCGCTGAAAACATTGTACTGTACTACATTCCGGTAACTTCTTCCGATATGGCGCAGGCGTTCAATCTTACTTCCGATGCAACCGGACTGATCGGTATTCATACTGATGCAGTGTACAACAACCTTACCGCAGAAACCGTTGCAGCTTCCGGCGTAGGACTGTTCGCAGAAAATCTCGGCGGCATCGTAGTAGGCACTATCTCCGCCGGCGCCGGTGCATAAGGGGGCGTAAACCATGTATAAGGTAATCAAATTCTTCACCGATCTGCATGATAACAATTACCCGTACAATGTGGGTGATGTTTTCCCGCGCGATGGTGTAACAGTAACCGCCGGACGGCTGGAAGAACTTTCGGGCAGCGATAACCGGCGTGGCGTTCCGCTGATTGCGCTGGTTGAAGAACCTGAATCGGAAGAAGAATCGGAAAAGCCTGCCGCGAAGCGCGGCAGAAAACCGGTAAAAGAAAAGGAATAATGGTAAATGTTGGACAATCTGAAACTGCTGCTTGGCATTGATATTGAAACAGAAGATGCCGACCTTGACAGCAAACTGTGCTTGATTATATCCAACACCACAGCGCGGTTAAAGATTCTACTCGGCGGCATTGACCCGCCAGAAGAACTGAAACACATCATTCTCGAAGTCTCGATTGTACGATATAACAAAATCGGCTCGGAAGGACTTTCCTCTCACACCGTGGAGGGCGAAAGCCTTTCCTTCTCAGAGGGCGATTTCGCGCCGTTTTCTGATGAGATACAGGCGTTTTTGGATTCTCAGAAGGAAACAACACGCGGGAAAATGAGGTTTTTGTAATGCGGTTTGATATACCGATTTACTTGCAAAACATACAGCCAGGAGCGTATAACCCAGAAACAGGCAACCATGAACAGGAAACCGTAACGGAAACAAAACGGTATGCATCTGTTACGAATGCTGGAACCGAAACACTGAATCTAGTATACGGCGAACTGCGGCAGGGATGCTTAACCGTTCGGATTCAGGCGCATTGCACCACTGATTTTGATAGAATCAGAATCGGCAATAAGGTATACCGCGTTGATTTTTTGCGCAAGCTTAGGAATTTTACAACTATGGTAATAAGCGAGGTGCAGTAAATGGCGAAGCTTACTGTTCGCGGGCTTGGTGATCTGCAAAAGGGGCTGAAACGCAATGTAAAAATGGATGATGTGCGGCGCGTTGTGAAGCACAACGGTTCACAGCTTCATCAAAAAATGGTGAAAAATGCCGACTTTACGAAAGGGTATGCAACTGGCACAACAAAGCGTAGCATTTACCTAGTGTTTGAAGATATGGGGCTTACCGCCGTTGCTGAACCGTCAACGGAATACAGCCCATATCTTGAATACGGAACACGTTTTATGGATGCTCAACCCTTTGTTGCACCGGCATTTGAAGAACAGAAAGAAAAATTCAAAAGCGATCTAAGGAAACTCATGAGGTGATTTCATGAACGAAAATGACCCTCAGCAGGAACTTTTCTCAATGTTGCTTTTATCCATATCAAACAAAGGATATGACGTATATGACGAGTTTTTACCGCCTGAAAATACGCCATATCCTTTTGTATATATGGGAGATATGCAGCAGACGGATGACGCGAATAAAACCGCTGTTTTTGGTAACGTTTATCAAACAATCCACGTGTGGAGCAATAAACCGCAGAATCGTGGCGATTTATCCACAATGTTGCTTGAAATCAAGAATATTTGCAGAAACGTTGAAAAAACGGAACATTTTTATTGGTTTGTAAAGAACGTTACACAGCGGATTATTCCAGATAACACAACGAAAACACCGCTTTTGCACGGTGTTTTGGAGGTTGAGTTCAGATTCAGTTAAGGAGGACAATATGAATAAATTCGACTTACAGCTTTTCGCGGAAGCGGTGCAGGGCACCAAGATTGTATACCTGTACAGAATTGCAGAAAATGCAACTTCTGCTGATGGAGCAACTCTTGCATTTACCACAGAAAACAGCAGAACGAAAAGCAAGGATGCGGATTCTACAGCTACCAAGGACGGTGCAATCAGAACTCCGGGAACTTCCGAAGTGGAAATTACAGCAACATCTATTCTTGCGAAAGGTGATAAGCTTATTGATTCGCTGGAAGATGCAATGGACAGTGATAAGCTGATTGAAGTTTGGGAAGCCAATCTTGCAGAACCGGCAAAAAGCGGAGAAAACAAGTTCAAGGGTATGTATTTTCAGGGATACCTTACCGAACTTGAAAAGACTTCCAACGCGGAGGACTTCGTGGAAGTATCGCTTACATTCGGCATCAACGGCACCGGCAAGCGTGGCGATGTTACCGTTTCGGCAGAACAGCAGGAAATTGCAAATTACGTGTTTAAGGATACACAGAAAACCGGCGCATAATCACAACACAAAAGGAGATAAAGCAATATGTTTGAACTTACTATTGACAATCAGGTGTATCAGTTTAATTTCGGTATGGGATTCATGCGCAGGGTGAACAGCGACATTGCAATTCCGGTTGACGGGCTTCCGAATGTAAAAAAGAACATCGGGTTGCAGTATGCGGTTGCCGGAATCATTGATAATGATTTGGAAGTTTTGGTGAATGTACTGGGTGCAGCAAACGAAGGATTTTCCCCGCGTGTTACCCGCGCGCAGCTTGATTCCCTGATTGATAACCCGGAAACGGACGTTGACGCGCTTTTCGCGAAGGTGCTGGATTTTTTATGCAGCAGCAATGCTACACGGAAAATCACAAAAACGATGATGGAAGAAGTGGAAAAGCAGAAGCAGAAAGCAGCGGCGGAGAATTAACGGATTTTGAAGATGTTTACCGTGAAGTGGCTTTGAATTGTTTTCGGTTTCTTGATTTCAAAAGTTTTGCGGAAGTCGATAGGCTGACGATTCCTGAATATACCTTATTGATGGAAGCTGTGCGCCTGAAACAGATTGATATGGATTACAGAAACCACTTGCAAGCGTTCCTAAATTTTTCCGTAAAGGCTACAAAAAAGACAGGAAAGTACAAAAGTAAGCCTGTTTTTACCAAATTCAAGCAGTTTTATGACTATGAAAAGGAACTTGATAAAGCCACAAATAAAGAAAACAAAAAAAGCCGCTTTGCAGGAATCGGCAAATTTCTAAAGAAGGGGGATTGATAACATGGCAGAAAGCTATTCCGTAAAAGCTACGCTTTCCGCCACAGACAAGGGTTTTTCATCCACCCTTAAAAATGCCATTGGTGCTACTGAATCACTGGCTAGTAAGATTAAAGGCGGCTTTGCTTTCGGCGTGCTTGCCGGTGTTGGGCAGCAGGCTTTTAGCATGCTTACGTCAGGCGTTTCCGGGCTGATTTCAGAAATTGATTCATCGAATGCAGCGTGGAAAACCTTTTCCGGCAACATGGCGATGTTGGGAAAAGGCGCAAAGGAAATCGGCGGCGTAAAAAAAGAATTGCAGGATTTTGCGCAACAAACCGTGTATAGTGCGTCCGACATGGCAACCACCTATTCACAGCTCGCGGCGGTTGGCACAAAAAACACCGCGCAGCTTGTAAAGGGCTTTGGCGGTTTGGCTGCTGCGGCAGAAAATCCACAGCAGGCAATGAAAACATTATCCCAGCAGGCAACGCAGATGGCAGCAAAACCTAAGGTTGCGTGGGAAGATTTCAAGCTGATGCTGGAACAATCCCCGGCTGGTATGGCTGCTGTTGCCAAGGAAATGGGAATGTCCACGCAGGATATGGTTAAGGCTGTGCAGGATGGAAAAATCAAAACAGAAGATTTTTTCGATGCCATTTCAAAGGTTGGCACGAATGAATCGTTTTCCAAACTGGCAACGGAAGCCAAAACCGTGTGGCAAGCGGTAGATGGACTGAAGGAGACCATTGGCAACAAACTTACACCAGCTTTTGAAGTCCTTTCGCAAATCGGTATAAAGGCTGTTGAAGGAATTTCGGACAAGCTTTCTGGAATTGATGGCAATGAAATTGCAAACAAGCTTACCGCTGGAATCGAAATGGCTAAGCCGTACTGGGACGCGTTCAAGGAAGCCATTTCTAGCACGTGGGAAGCGCTGAAAAAGCTGGGCGGTTTCCTAAATGAACACAGGGAAACCGTTGCAAAAGCGCTTCCTGTTGTGCTGAAATTGGCAATTGCGTATAAAGCGTTTAAATTCGTCAGCGCAATTGTTCCGGGCATGCAGCTATTCACAAAAACGCTTGCACAGGTTGCAGGTAAAGGTATGGGAAACATAGCAAAACGGCTATTTTCTACTGCCGCCGGGCAGCAGGCAGTTGGTGAAGCATCCGCCACATCTGGCACGCAGATGTTGACGGCCGCAAAAGCTACCCTGATGATGGGCGCGGCTTTGCTGCTGGTTGCAGCTTCCTTTGCTTTGCTGGCATATTCATCTATTCAGCTTGCTAATGCTGGCGGGCTTGCAATTGGTGTAATGCTTGGAATGGTTGCCGCGGTTGCACTGCTGGGCGTAGGCATGGCAGCGTTGCTTAAATCGCTTGCACCCATGTCCGCACAGCTTATGCCAGCGGCTACAGCAATGCTTGCGTTGGGTGCTGCGGTTGTTCTGGTTGCGGCTGGGTTTGCAATTATGGCGGCGGCATCCATTGCCCTTGCGGACGCTGGCGGCTTGGCAATCGGCGTTATGATCGGCATGGTTGCCGCGGTTGCGCTGCTGGGCGTAGGCATGGCAGCGTTGCTTAAATCGCTTGCACCCATGTCCGCACAGCTTATGCCAGCGGCTACAGCAATGCTTGCGTTGGGTGCTGCGGTTGTTCTGGTTGCGGCTGGTTTTGCAATTATGGCGGCGGCATCCA